TTGGGTTCTATCCTGATGATCCTATTACATGGGGTTTCTTTACTCAAGCAACCGCAACAGTAGGAGGAGACGCACCAACCATCAATTTAGATACTTACAGCGGTCAAGGTGTTGTAAATAACACAAACTATGTTATTTCTAATCCTGTTTCAGCCGCATTAAATAACTTTAATTCAATGGGTGGAAATGCTGGACTTTTACAACGCCAACAATTAATTAACTTCGATACTGCTGCTACTATTGGTGGTATTGGTGGTGGATTAACAAATGGATCTACTAATGAATTATATAGTGATTTATTAACCTCAAATAACTTAAATCTTTTATGGAAATCATATATTGTAAAGAAACAAAATGAATCTTATTTAACAACTGCTACAACAGCTGTAAATGCAACTCAAACACCTGGAGTTATTCAATTTAACATCGTTGCAACTATTTATTTAAAACATATTCATTCATTTTTCAATATGTGTCCATTACTAAAAGGTGTATTTATGAAATTAACATTAAATTTAAATAACACCTCATCCACTATTAAAGTATCAAGAGATTACACTGTAGCTTCTACAACTGCAGGCGCTTACGTAGCATCAGGGTTTCAATGCACATCTGTATCAAATCCTTTAGGTGGTGTCAATCCTTTAATGGTTGCTTCAGGTGTTGCAAATAATGGTTTAGTTCCATTTACTACAGGTGCAGCAGCATTAAACACTGATACTACAAACGGAGCGCATCAAATTTTATATACTTATATTGCTAATATTTCAGTTGGTGCGACATGTTTAGACCAAACATTAACCTCTTTAGGTGCTGTTGGTGCTGGTTCACTTTCTAAATCTGTATATTTATATGTCCCAGCTATGACATTTAACCCAACATTTGAACAAGCTTACCTTTCAAATAGTGTTAAACAAATTAAATATACTGATGTATACCAATATCAAGTAATCAACGCTCCAGCAGGACAGACTTTTAATAACTTAATTACTAACGGTATCGCTAATATTAAATCAGTATTAATTTTACCATTCTTTTCATCTGCTGCATCTGCTGGAACTACTGTATCAACAAGATTTGGGCAAAGTAATAATACTAATACAGGTTTCATTAACGGTATTCCAGTTTTTCAAAGTCCTTTCGATCCTGCTGGAACTGGTCCAACTTCTCCATTAGCACATATTACAAATTTCAACGTACAGATTAGTGGACAAAATGCCATCTACAACACTCAAAAATACATTTACGAAGAATTTAATAACCAACTTTATGGTCAAAATGCTGTCAACGGAGGTCTTACCGACGGTATTACTTCTGGTCTTATTGATCGTCAAGCGTTTGACATGGAATATTGTTATTACTATGTAAATGTTGAACGTATGTTGCCTGTCGAAATGTCTGTGCCTAAATCTGTACAAATTCTTGGTCAAAATCTTTCTGGTAAAGCTCTTGATTTATATGTGTTTGTAGAATACGGCGTTGAGATTCAGATTGATGCGCTTACCGGAGCCAGGGTTTAAATCCCTTTGAAAACATCAAATTGATTTAAAGATTTATTTAGTATATATATTAATGGAATTTGAAGATATTAAAGGGTATGAAGGGTTATATAAAATTAATAAATCAGGTGATATATATTCATGTTGGTATAAACGTAATATGACCCCTTTAACTAAATATGATGGATATTTATATGTTAATTTAGTAATCGGTAAACGTGAAAATCAAAAAAGACATAAAGCACATATTCATCGTATGATTGCATTACAATGGATTCCAAATCCTGATAATCTTCCTGAAGTTGATCATATAGATAGAAATAAATTAAATAATTCAATTGATAATTTAAGATGGGTATCACGACAAACAAACCGTAAAAATCAAGAACGATATATTAACGGTAATACTCCTGAAGCCCTTGAACAACGTAAAGAACGAACCCGTGAACGTGCTAGATTATGGGCACAAAAAAATAGAGAGAAAAAGCGATTAGAATCTCAGCTTAACAATTAGATAATGATATATATTTAAAAAGATAAATTCTTAAATATACATATGCACAAAATTAGTATTGACGCAAGTCCATCACAAATTAGGAAACTAAGAAAAGGTTTAAAAGTCCGTGTTAAAAAGGGCACTGGATTTAATATTATTGTTCATCCTGAAACCTATAACCGTGTATCACGGGCATTTGGTAAAAATAAAGGTTTAGAACTTGAACTATCACAAGAAGAAATTAAACATAATGAAGATTATGAAGAAGGGGATGACATGAGGGGATTATTTGGAGAGTCCAGTCCACAATCTGGCGCATCCATGATTCCATCACCTTCAGAACCTTCAAAAATGCAAGAACCACAATCTCGTGGATCAGAAGGTCAAGGGCTTTTTAGAAAAGCTAAAAGATCAATTAAAGATAATGTTCATCGTGCTAAATTAGCAGATTCATTAAATGATCATTTACAAACCAACTATGATTACATGGGTCGGGCTGGTATTGATAATGCTGTTAAAATGGCTAAACAAGCCAGTATGTCCCGTATGGGTATTAATGCACGTAAAGCATTATCCGCAAGATTAGACGGTAATGATAGTGATGATAATGAACACGCACCACCATCAAGAATGTATATTAAAGGTGGTTCATTAACTGAAAAAGGAACTGTTGGATTAAATGGTGGTATGATTCATACATTTGTACCACCTGCTCTTATTTCACAACCATTTAGCGCTAATTTTCAAATGCAACATTTTTTACCTCCACAATTTCAACATTATGAACAAGGTGGGCATGATGATTCTGAAGATCATGGGCTCGGCTCTGGTCTTTACGCTGGTCGCGGCCTTGGACTTGGTATTAGTGGTTGCAATATCAAAAATGATCTCAGGAAATACGGAAGGGCTCACGGTAATGAGGCAATTGATTACGCACAAGGTAAAATCATGAGGCGTATCGGTGGAAGAAATATTAAAAATGATTTACGTAAATTTGGTCGTGCTCATGGTAATGAAGCAATTGATTACGCACAAGGAAAAATTATGAAAAGAATCTAATAATTTCTAAAAAGAATTTAAAGAAATGAATAGTATATATAATAATAAAATGTCGCTAACTGATTCACAAATTTACGATTTAGCTAAAAGAATGAATATCCCTATGGGTAGCGTTTGTTTTAAAGATGAATTACCTGAAAAATTAGAATTTAATAAAGCATATATAGTTAATTTAGAAGATAGTCATGATGAAGACGGACACGAAAACCAAGGGACACATTGGACGTTTGTTGAAGTTGTTCAGCACGGGAATGGAAATACAGAATCAATTTATTTTGATCCTTACGGCGCACCACCGCCAGAAAATATTAAAAAAGTTGTTAAAAATACAACAGGTCAAGCAGGTCTACCACATACAATGAAAGATGTTCAAAGTTTAATGAATAACGCTTGTGGATGGTATTGCCTTGCATTAGGTCATTTTGTCAATGCATCGAAATATCGTTCAGGTATTTTACATGATGATACGGCTATGTTTATTGACATGTTTGATGATTTAAATCACAATGTAGACTTTAAGAAAAATGAATATATTTTAAAACACTTCTTCCGATCCGAAGATCCAGCACTGAGAAAAGAAATCGATGTAATTAAAAATACGGAAAGTATAACAAGTGAAGATGAAACCGGTGGTATAGATGGGTTTCAAATACCATGTAATGTAAATGTGAAAAAGGTTTAAAGAAATAACAACTAAATAAAATAATGGAAAGTATAGTGGAAGAGGTCAAACCAATGACTGCGAACCAAAAGTATAGAATCGCAAACCGTGAAAAAATTAATGAACAACGAAAGAAATATTATCAAATTCGTAAAGAAGCAGATCCTAAATTTTTAGAATATAAAAGAATGAAATCAAAAGAATATTATGATAGAAAAAAAGCAAAGAAAGCCGGACAAGTTGTGCCAGATAAAACTGTAGAAATGGGCGATAACTCCGATTCTGATCTTTCTCAATCATCAACTGAATCTATCCCGGATATTAAAGAGGTCAAAATCGAAAATGAAAGCCTAAAAATCCCCGTTGAAGAACCATCAGTAGAAAAGTCTAAAAAACGTAAATCAAAAAAATCTAAGATGTAATATATCAATTTGTGATATAGTGCCAGGAAGTGGGCACACCGTGTATGATTTGGAGAGCGGTCAAATCCGACAGCCTTAAGAGCTGTTCCCTTGTGGTTCGTGGGTTCAAATCCCACATCATACATAATGTATTATTGATGAGACATAAATACATAATTAACTATTTTCTATAGTTGATTATATATAAAAAATATATCCAAAATATCCAATTCTGAAAAAAATTATAAAC